ACGTTGCCCTTGGTGGATCGATGGAGAGATATTTTGATAAAGCCTATGCTCTTTAAACCGGATAGGATGTGGGCTACCCGTCCTTCGGATAGGCCGATTGATTGCGCGATATAGGCATTTCCGGCGCGGGTGTGGCCGTTCTTCTTGGTGAGGTAGATGATTACCCCGAGGACGAGCTTTTCCCCGCTGGACAGATCGGTCCTGGCGCAGAACTCCTGCGGTACTTGGATGAAGGGAAGAGGCTTCCGGGTATATGCCACGGAGCTACTTTTTAATTCTGTCTCGTTGAATCTTCTCGTTGATTGCGCGGCGTACCCATTCGGCAATGCTCACTCCTTCCTGATGGGCTATGTTGTCAATATCCCTGTGAAGCCCTTTGGGCATTTTCATGTTGAAGATAGTGTCCTGCTTGATTTCCTTTTTCATTTTATTTGACTTCCCCCTGAGCTTGATGTACTATTCTATCATTATATAACTAAGGGGTCAAGACATGGCCGATCAAAGTTCCATGATTAGGGACAGAAGGATGCGTCCGGATAAGACGGAGGTATACCGAGGGGTGGTCGGGAGGAACGTGGTAACTCTTCATTCCACAGGTCAGGCATGGGTTACGAGGCAGGACGGTACGCTTGTTCTTTACCATGACGGCCATTGCGGATTTGGCTGCATGCCGAGGGGGTAACGGTCTTGTCTTGTGTGGTGTTGTTGCGTATTGGTAAGGTAGCGTGTCGTTTGGTGCTGTAAGGGTAAGGTCGTGTGCCGTAATGTGTTGTTGTTGTATCGTCATGTCAAGTGCTGTGCGGGTGACGTAGCGTGACGTCTCGTTGGGGTTATGTATTGTATCGTTGCGTAATGGTTATGTACGGTTCAGTAATGTAAGGTGACGGTAATTCCAAAAACTTTAAGGGGGAAGAGACATGGAAGAGAGAGCGTATCACATTAATATGATTACGGAGATGTTGGGCACAGTTCCCAAGGACCCGGAGATTTACAAGTCGTTCATCGAGTCCAAAAAACCTGCGGGAATCGAAGAGAACGAGGCCGCAACCGTGGAGAAGATCGAGGATAAAGGGTGGACAGGGTTTCACTCCGACGACAACGGCCTCTTCATTTATGACTATATGATCCGGGGATTCTTGAAGAACGCCGGGGAAGTCCTGCAGTCCACAATCGATGTTGAAAAAGAGAAGAAGGGCGTGGTGAGCCGGGAGAAGCTCAAAGGGATAAGGGGCAAAATAGACAGATTCGTCTTTGTCTTTCCCAGGAAGATATACCTCGACGGGAAGACGGAGCCTGACGGAGTGGTTGAGCGTCCTCTTCGCGCCATGACGATGCAGGGACCCAGGGTAACGCTCGCTCGGTCGGATTCGGTGAACGAGGGAATTAATCTTTTCTTTTCGATAAAACTTGTTCCGAACAAGGAAATATCCTGGGAGATCATCGAAAAGCTCCTGGAATACGGCGAGCTATGCGGCTTGGGCCAGTTCAGGAACGGAAGTTATGGGAGATTCGAGGTAGTGAAGTAAATGAGTAAATATGGCAGGACAATAGAAGAGATCCAGGCCCGAGTACAAAATTTGGACAAACAAGGGATAATTGATGAGTGGATCGTAAAGACGCAGAAATATTCTGTAGCCGATCTGGTCCTCAGTGCTATCACCCTATGCGTACAAGTAGTCACCGACAACCCTGGAGATGAAAAGGTTGCCTACGCATCAACTGTGGCAACAAGAGATTTGATATTACAAATCATAGAGGTAAAAAAGAATGCCGGCCATTAATCTTTTTGAGGAAGGTGTAAATTGACGCATAAGGAAATCCCTTATGCGTCAATCCAACTGCGACATTTCGCAATTATCCTCTTGACTCCATTTTACAAATGTGGGATATATCCGCTTAGGGCGTATGTGGGAACTCACGGTCACGGTGCAAAAAGGGTAGGCCGGGTCTCATAAGAGATACCAAGGAACGGGAGATTGCGCAGCGCCCTAATAAAGTCCGCAAGGGTGTTGATTGGCCCCGCCTAAGGGATCGAAGAATGAGACCAAGCTGCCTAAGCCGGTTGTAAAACAGGGGCGAAAACACCCCGGACGTCCTCGAAAATCTGCCGTTCCCATCGAAGCATCTTCAATGACTCCAGAAGAAATAGAGGCCCGCCTTGATGCAATCCTCCCCGTTGTCGAGTCGTCCGGGTTATCAAAAGATGGCCTTATGGCGGTTTATCGGGAAGACCCCGACGTAGTTCTTACGGTTATCCGTGAGCTCGAAACATTGGAAAGGCAGGAGTATGAGAAGGTTGTTAACCTCAAAAGCTACGAGGATTCGCACCAACTCAAATACTTCAAACCATACGTTTATCAGCAGGCTATCATAGATGCTTTCCGCCAAGGCTTCAATGTTGTCATCATCCCCGTATCGAACAAAGTTGGCAAAACTAAATTAGGCGCGGCCCTCATCCATTCATGGGCGATAGGTTATGAGCCTTGGAACGAGGTAGACAAAGACTTCGTCGGGGCGGTCAATGTTGAGGGCCATTATTACATGCCTTCATCCCTTGGTAAAAAACCTCCGGTAAAAATTCTCATCAGTGGTGAGGACTGGGAAGAGCACGTGGGGGAAACCCTTGTCCCGGAACTCAGGTTTTTTTGCCAAGATGACGAATGGAAAACCACAAAGAACAACGTGGGCGTCGAGAACCATTGGGTCCATAAGAAAACCGGAAGCGAACTCCGTATCATGACTTATCGGCAGGATAAGGACCTCTTCGAGTCGTTCAAGTGCGACGCCTGGTGGCCCGATGAACCCCCTCCTCAAACCGTATGGATCGGTATGGCCCGTGCTCTTTTCATGACAAACGGCAAAGTGTTCATGTCCATGACCCCCTTGAAGGAAGCATGGATATTCGATGATCTCATCAACGAGCTCAGGCCCGACGTGAAGGTCATAACCAACGTATCCTTATGGGATGCCCCACACCTTTATGACAACGATATGGCTGTCCTCATGAAGTGCGGGTTAACGCAGGACCAGGCCGTCAGCATTCTTACGCTCCAAAAACAGGAAGCCAGAAAAACAAAGAATCTCCCCGACACAGAGCGGATGATTAAAGAATCGATCGGCAACAAGACCGTTGAATTTCGTAACGACTTCGGGCAAGTATTCACCATCGATGCCGTGGTCTTCGCTTTGCAGCGCCTCCAAATACATAGGTTTATCAAGGAATTGAAGGACGATAGTGAGCGCATACCCCGCGTCTTCGGTGAACCCAAGCACCTTATGGGAAAGGTATGGAAACATTTTCAGGCAGACGTCCACCGGGTCAAAGGCTTCTCGGTGCCGGTGGGATGGCCGGTAGACTTTCAAATTGATTTTCATCCTGCAGAGAATATTGCTATCAGCTTTCGCGCTGTAGACCCGTGGGGACGTCATTTCATCGTCGATGAAGTGTGGGAGCACCTTACCAACGAACAGATCGTCAGCGAGATTGTGAGACGGAAAGAACGGGAAGCTTGGCGTATGAAGGGCGGAGAAATTGACGCCCTTGCCAAGGGAGACTCGGCGTATGTAAGAAATCGGCGTGGGGTGGAGACTGAAGATTCATACTACGAGATCGAGCGCCTTTTAAAACAACATGGCCTTAAACTCGCCGTAGGGTCAAAAGCCGAGGAAAATTATATAGCCAAGGTCGATGAATGGATGACCCATGAACCTCCCCTTTTCTTTGTCCAGGAACACTGCGTGGAAACCCTTCGTCAGATCGATAGATGGATATACGATGACAAAGGGAAGCCGAGCGATAAGGGACATTTCCCCGAATGCATAGGTAGATTTTCACAAACAGGGCTTAAGTACACTGAACCGAATCAGGACGTCAAGCCCGACCATGCGGAGCTTCGTGCGAGACTTAGGTTACCCCTGGAGGGCCGGTTATGATCTGCGAATCATGTAAGGAAGAAAAACCTCTTCCTTTTGTCATCAGACTGACTTCACCAACAATTATATCTCATTACGATGACGATAGCCTTCCATGTAGGTTTACCCCCATGGCGAGGTACGTTAGGCAATGTTTAGACTGTGCCGCTAAGGAAGAATCCGATGTCAACTGAAGACGAAAAGACAAAAGAACTCACTGAAAAGTACAAAGGCGAGAAGAAGCCAAAAGAGAAGAAAGAAAAGAAGTTCGATGAGGAAGAGTTTCTTTCTCTTATGCGTAAAAGGCACAAGAGGGAGGTTAAATCAGACAAGAGTAACAGGGACGAAGCCGTCAAGGATCAGAAGTTCAGACGCGCTGGCGTAGACGACCAGTGGGATGCACAAGAACTTACCCGCAGAAAGAACATGCTGAGACCCGCTATTGTTCTCGATCAGCTTTCTCGACCCATCAATCAAGTCACCGGAGAGATGCTTCTCAACGAGGCCCATGCGCTTGTCGTTCCGGCGACCGACGATGCCAGTCTCCAAGTAGCCCGGGCCTATAAAGACCTCATCCACGAGATAGAATACGTTTCCAAGGCAAGCGATATTTACGGGTACGCCGGAGATATGATTGCGGGATGCGCCTATGGTGCGTGGCGTATTCTCACACGGTATTGCAAAGACAACCCCTTCGAGCAGGAAATATACCTTGAGCGTATTCGAAACCCGCTTCTCGTCTACATGGATTCATCGGCCAAGGATAAGTATTACTCCGATGCAGGATATGGCTTCGTCATGGAAGCGATCACAAAGGACGAATGGGAAGAGAAGTTTGAGGGTAAGGATATGCCCTCCGCCGAGAAGTTCAAAGACATGCCCGGAACCAATATGGAGCTTTGGTTCGAGGACGACAAGGTTTGGATCGGTGATTACTACGTCATAGAGCCGGAAAACACCACATTTGTCATGACCGAAGATGATGATGTCGTCACCGAAGAGGATCTTGAAAAGAACATAACGAAGTGGACCGACGAGCAGGAAGAAATTCTTGCTAAAAAAATGGAGTTATATAGCAAAGCTCAAGAGCTTATAGCATCCATGCCGCCTCAGACGCCTCAGACTGCTTTACCGCCTGGGCAACCTCCAATGCCGCAGCAAGGTGAACAGCCCCAGGCTTCCGCCCCCGATATGACTTCTGCCCCACCCGCTGCCCCACCTGCTGCCCCTCCGCCGGCACAAGGACAGCTTCCGGCCCCCGAGCCTCCTATACAGCTTCCCCCACCCCCGGCTATGCCTCCCATGCCCGCCTCGCTTAAAATAGCGAAGGACAAGAAAGGCAAGGAAAGGAAGCGGGAAATCGAGGTGCCTAAGGTTAAGCACTATGTCGTATCGGCAGATCAGATACTTGAGGGGCCACATGATATTCCCGGTCAGTATGTTCCCATTATTCTCATCCACGGCATAGACACGAACGTCGAGGGCAAACAGGAATTCTATTCACTCATCAGGAAGCCCAAGCAGGCACAGATGCTTTTTAACCAGGTGGAGACAAACAAGGCTGAGATCATCGATATGATCCCTAAGGCTCCATGGATTATGACTGCCGAGCAGATGGGGCAGTCCGTCGATGAATTTGCCGCGGCGAATGTCGAGAACCGGGGAGCATTGCTTTACGAGCCTCACATCGTCATGTCCGAGGACGGTCAGCAGTCGTTTCTTGTCCCGGCTCCTCAGCGTGTCAATATCGGCCAAGTCCCCGTTGCCATCTTTCAATACGCCGACAACATCAAGAGCTATATCGAAGACGCTTTAGGGATAGCGCGGGCCGATACCATGAATGTGGCCTCGCCTGAGCGCACGGGGGCTGCTAACAGGGGCAAACGAAAAGCGTCCGACGTTGGTACGTATCACTTCATTAATAATTTGAATGGTGGAATAGAACATAGCGCCCGAGTTATCGTGTCGATGATCCCGGAAGTCTATGACACCGACAGAGATGTAAGAACCATGGCAGATGACGAGGTGCAATCGTTCATTCCCATCAACACAACTGCCGCATCCGCTCACGAGAAGATCAGCAAGAACCCCCAAAGATATTCTGGTATAGATCCAAAGGAACTTGAAGCGCATGCCAGACAGCACCCCGCGGATGAGTACAACGACCTTTCCAAAGGCAGATACGATGTTCATATCAAGATTGGCCCTCCTTTCTCAACGGCCAGGGAAGAAGCGGCAGACCAGAAAATGACACTCGCGGTCCAGGGGCAAAGGATGAGCGCCCTCGACAAATATTTCGCCGTAAAAAGCCTCGACCTCGCGGACGGTGGGGAATACGCTGAGGCGTTAAAACGACAGATACCTTCATGGCAGCTTCCGCCTAAGGAAGGGGAACAAAGGGTGGACCCGCCCATGAACCCACAAATGAAGCTTGTGGCCGCGAAGATTGAGACCGAACAGGCGAAGCTCAAACAGCAAGAGCTTCACATGAGGCTTCGTATGATCGAAATAGCAAAGGAAATTCAGGACAAGGGTGACAAGGCGGCCAAGGAAGAGAAAGAATTACGCAAGATCGTCATAGATGAACTGCAGTACGTTTTTGTTCCCCAAAAGGGGGGGGGAGGACAACAGGCATGATATTGGAACTCACCGCGCCAAATGGGAAGCCCTTCATGTTCGTCATTCCGTCATCGGCAATCGTATTCTTGGAGCCGAATCGGGTAGCGACTGACAACACGGGGGGCACACAACAGGTTACGAAACTGGTAGTAGGATCTCTCACAACGGTTTGCATGGAGGATTACGAGACCGTCAAAGGTATGATCGTAAGTCAACAAATTGGTAAATTCATGGGGGTGGAGTCATGAACATTCGCCCTCCTCACGACAAGATATGGGTCAAGCGCGATCAGCCTCTCAGCCGGGTAGGGCTTATATATCTTCCCGAATCCCATTGGTCAAATCAATGGTCAGGCGTCATCGTTGCCATCGGCCCCGGTGAAGTGAACAAGCGTGGCGTATTCGTTCCTACTACCTTACGGGTTGAAGACCACGTCGTGGTTGATACGGGCCGAGCGGTAGAAACTACCTATGGCGATCCTCCAGAAGAGTACCTTGTGACCAGAGAGAAGGAAATCCTCGGTATCATTTCAGAAGGCGGCGTGGTCCATTCATGGCAGAACCAGCGCAGGCCGACGCGCCGGGAATGGGAAGAGACGATGAAGGACACCTTGAAGGGGCAGGTTCATAGGCCCGATCGCATATAATGACAAAAACGTCGAATTGCGAAATGTCACAATATTCTCTTGACAAAATAAAACAAACAGAGGATAGTATTGACATTATGGTGAAAGTCCCTAAAAAGGACGTAATCGACGCACTCAAAATGCTGGCAGCAGCAAAAAGAAAACTGGAGAGGCTCTTATGAAATAACAATTAAAAACAACAGATAGAAGCACCCTACCGCCCCGCGGAAACACATAGGGGGCACGCAAGGGCAGCACTCAGAAATGAGGCGCTGCCCTTTTCTTTTGCTAATGAACCGGCCCTTTTGGATACCCGGTTCAAATAAATGGAAACCTCCCCCGCATAAGCGGACACGGAGCAGGAGAGCAAGCATGACTGAACGGAAGATTTACAGGAAGGTAGTAATCGACATATTCACCGGGGATACCCTTTTTGAGGATTCATACCTCTACAAAGGCCCCATGGCGCTATGTGATGATGCCCCCGTGCCCGACGCACCTCAGAGCGACGATATTACTTCCGGCGATCCGGCCCCCGACACCAATAGCCTTTCCGATAGCGGTGGGGAGCAGGACAGTCATGACGAATCACTGACGCAGGACGACGCGCCCCCACCTCCTCCACCCAAGCAGTACAAATACAAAGACCAGGATGAGGCGGAAAAGGCGTACAAAGAGCTTGAAAAGAAGCTCGGGCACCAAGGGACGGAGATAGGCACTCTCAAACAGGTCATCGAACGGCTTGCGATTCAGCAGCCAGGCGGGAATACTCCCCAGGATAAAAACCCGGAGACTCCCGTAATGGATGCTCCCCCGGTCAAGCCAAAAATCGAGGATTTTGACAACATCGACAAGTTTGATGATGCGGTTGAGGCGTGGCGTTCAGATATGGTCGATTACCGCGTTGACCAGAAGCTCAAGGCTAAGGAAGCCCAGAGCCAGACCCTTACGGTGCAAAAGAAGCAGCAGCAACAGAAGCAAGAGGTTATTGACTCCCATCGGCAGCGTATCGAAAGCGCCCTGAAGACCGATCCAGGTCTTCTGGATATCATTGACGATGGGAACCAAAAGATCAGCGATGCGATGTCGTGGGCAATCATGATGTCGGAACATGGCCCCAAGGCTATCCGATATCTCTATGAGCACCCGGACGATGCGGAGAGAATATATAACCTCGCCCCAACGTATCGGCTTCCCGATGGGCGAATAGTTCCCGTACCGGGAAAATCGCACAATCCTATTCTGGCTTTTATGGAAATGGGAAAAATTGTTGAAAAGCTTACACATCAGCCCGAACCAAAACCGAAAAAAGCAAGCGATGCACCGGCCCCTCATACGCCTGTAGGCGGTAACAAAGGAACAGGGTCACATGACGATTTATCGTCTCTGGCCCGGTCCAACCCTGCGGAGTACCTGAGGAGAACGGGCACGATAGCTTAACCCCAAAGCAATAAGGAGCAGAGGCAATGCCCAATAAAACCCTAACCAACACCGAAGTTGCTGTGACGGCAATCGCTGTATTGCACAACAACTCTTACATGCTCAAAGTCATCGATAAGCAGCATTCCAAGGAATTTGGAAAGACAGGGGCTCAGATCGGGTCCACGTACAACATTAAGCGCCCGTGGAGGCCAGTCGTTTCACGACAGACCGCGCTCGTCGTCCAGAACTTCGCGGAAGACTTGGTGCCCCTTACCTTGCAGTATCCTTACCAGGTGGGCCTAAATTTCACCGATGCAGAGCTTGCCTTGTCCATCCAGGACTTTCGCAAACAGGTTCTTGACCCGGCTCTTCCCGCAATGGCAACCGCGATAGACCTCGATGGCTTAGGGCTGTCCCTTAACGGCTTCCGGCAGATCGGGACCCCCGGGACCCTTCTTGGAACCACTTCCGCAAGCGTTTTTACCGGCCCTACTGCGACCGGGACCATCGCTAACTATACAAGCCCCGCATGGCCTCTTTTTGCGGGTGCTTTGCTCGACGATCAGTCGGCCCCGAATGATGTCAGGAGGGAGATTATATGCTCTCCGTGGACCATGGCACAGACTGCCTCCGGTCTCTCAGGGCTTTACAACGATCAGAAGCTCCTGGCCGAACAGTTCAAAACCGGGATAGTCCCGAATGGGACTCTCGGATTCAACTGGGCGAAGGACCAGAACATCAGGAATATCACCTGCGGTAACCGCTCAGGTTCGCCTCTCGTTTTGGGCGCGTCTCAGGTGGGTTCCAACCTCGTCACAAACGGTTGGACCTCTGGGCAGGTGAACACGCTCAACCCCGGCGAGATCATCATGGTTCAGGGTATATACCACGTGAACCCCGAGAATCAGCAGGCCCTTACCACCTACTACGCGACTTTCGTCGTGACCGCACTGTGTTCCAGCGACCTCAACGGCAACATGACCATTCCTATTTACCCGGCGATTACTCCGGCCGTTTCGTCTTCGGCATACGGCACGGTGAATGCGTCTCCGGCGAGCGGCGCGACCATCACGACTATGTCGGGGTCGAGCAACACGTCCTATCCCGTCAACGTCATTTTCCATGGCGATGCTTTCACGATGGGAACGGCAGAGCTCGTCATGCCTTCCGGCATCGATTTTGCCGCCCGTGAAACCTATGACGGCGTGACGATCCTCATCACGAGGGCTTACGACATCACGAACCTTCAATTCCCGGCTCGCTGCGACATCCTTGCGGGCTACTGTTGCACCAGACCTGAGCTGATTACAAGGGGGACGAATTAGTAGTGAAATCAACGATTTTTGTGCTTAATCCCCTTTTGTGGAACAGCTAAAATCAAGGAGAACAGACCATGATCAAGTTTCTAGATGACAATAACGGCGACGGGGTCATTCTTGGACAGAATGCATCTGCCAAGGTCGGCCTTTACGGGGGGCCCGCTATCCCCCAGAGATCTGTCCCGATGCAGGCGAGCATCCAAGGGCTCGGCGGGGCACAGCTTGTTACGCTTCAGTTTTCTTTGACTCCTACCGCCGTAACGGGCAACGCGATACTCGAGACGACCGTGGCAATAACCCCGACTCTGGGGTCTTTTTGCGCCACTTCCGACTTCGTTCTTGCGGTGAGCAAGCCGACTCTTAGCGCGGGGTTAGGTGTTGCGGGCGTGAGAATATCCGCGGCAAACCAGATCGCTATCAACTTTGCGAACCCCACCGGCGCTCCCGTGACTCCCGGACAGGAGATTTATACGGCGGTCGTGGCTCAAGGGTTCCCGGTCGTCACGCAGACCATTACCCCTCTCGCCGTCGCTTCCATGTCTTCGTTAGAGCAAATATTCACCATCCAGGGGTCAGGCGCAATAGGCACCGCCGTAATTAACGGATCGGGCCAGGTGGTCGGCGTTCAGATCACAGCAGGTGGCTCCGGCTATTTTTATCCTCCTGCGGTTACGTTCGCGGGCGGGCCGCCTCTTGGTTCGATCAACTCCGCAATCGTTGGGTCGGGTCCTGGCGCGGCAGGCATCATCGGCGGCTCACCGTTCTCGTCCGCAATCGTTGGGTCGGGTAATGTGTCCGGTACGGCAGTGGGCCTCGATAGCCCGGCTGCGACGTCTCAGTATCCCTATGGCTCGGGCGCGACTGGAATAGGCGTTGTGTCGGGTGGTGCAGTAGTGGGCGTTGTCATGACGGCCTTTGGCTCCGGCTACCAGGCTTCACCCGCTGTCACGTTCGTGGGAGGTAACACGTTCTCTCCCGGCATGATAGCTCACGTCAACAAGCCTTCGGCGACTGCGGGCCTCGGTATCGGCAATGTGCGCGTCGTCGGTCCTTACCAGATCGGCGTAGAGTACATCAATGACACCGTGTCTACGATCACCCCGCCTACTGAAGTATACCGTTTTCTCGTTACCAACGAGTTACCGGCGGTCAACAACATCCTTCAGTACGTGTGGACAGCGGCTACCCCGATCATGGGCCTCCTCGGAGCGCTGACGGGTACGACATTGGAAATGCCGGTAACTATTTCCGGCATCCTCGCCAACGACTTGATAGCGGGAGGTGCGTCAAAACCTTCCGCACAGACCGGCATAAGCCCGGGCAGCGTAAGAATAGCGGCGGCATCGCTCATCCAGGTACAGCTCATCGGCACTGGCTGCGCGACCATCACGGCGGGAGAGTATTGGAACATCCCCGTATGGAGACAGCAGCCTGCCGCGCCGTCCAACCTTTTGTACCCGTATCTCAGTTTTACTTCGCAGGCGGCAGCATCCACGACCACGGAAATATCCGTATCCGTTGTGGGCGTCCCTGCCAACAGCATGGTATATGTCAACAAGCCGTCCATGACCTCGGGGCTTGCACTTACCAACTCTCGCGTGACCGGGCTTAACAGCGTGGCATTGCAGTTTCATAACACCACGTCAGCCGCGATCACGATTCCTTCGGAAGTGTACACGGTTGAGTGCTTCAACACCCCGGTGCCGGCGGCCGGGGTCAATGCCCTTTCCTACCACATTCAGGCGATAAACCCGACCTTCAATGCTATTGTGGACCTCGGCAACGAGCTTCGGGACTCTCTCGACGTTTTTAACCAGATCAAAGGCGATTAACACACAGGGGGCCGGCAAGTCCGGCCCCTTTTTCTAAAAACACCTTCAGGGGGAGGTTATAAAAGAATGAGCAAGGATAAGCCTACGATTGGACTTGCGATTATCGCCAAGGACGAAGAGGCGGTCATCAAAGGATGTATCGATTCATGCCGGGGAGTTGACGAAGTCTCAGTCGTCGATACCGGCAGTACGGACAGAACCGTCGATATTGCTAAAGAGTGCGGGGCCATAGTTTCGGAGGGAGAATTCAACTGGCCCAATCCTCCCGATTATTCCGGGATTGACTTCTCGGCGGCACGTAACAGGTCTCTCGACCTTCTCTCAACCGATTGGTTCATTTTCCTTGACGCGGACGAGCGGCTTGACAAGGGATGTATCTGGAACATCAAGGCGCGGCTATCACGACTCGATCCAAAGATAGATACGCTTCTCGTCACCATGTACTCAGACAAGGGCGATACCTTCTGGCGCGAAAAAGTCATGAAGAGAAAACCAGAGCTACGTTTTGTGGGCCGAGTGCATGAAGGCATGGCCGATGAGTTCATGTGGGGAGAATATGCCGACAACATCAAAATAAAGTATGAACCAAGGGGGAACTCTGCACGCAATTATGCGATCCTACGGGAAGAAATAGCCCTCGACCCGGACAACATGCGACTACAATACCTCATGGGCCGGGAAGAGTTTTGTTGGGGCAACTGTCCTTCGGCAATCTATTGGCTCGAAAGATATTTTCGGACATATGATCGCTCAGGTAAGAACCACCCTATGCGCTCGGCAGACGCGCTTTTCACCCTTTCCATGTGCCATGCTCGAATGAATGACATCAGGAAGGCAAAACAGTACGCTGGACAGTGCCTCACGGTTAACCCCGATTTCAGGGAAGCTGCACAGGTTCTCGCGGATATCGCCCATTTCGAGCAAAACGGGCTTGCCCATAGCCGATGGCTTGAGATGGTAAAAGGCGCACAAAATCGGGGTTTATGCTTTCAAAAGCGGTCTTTTTCTCAGGTGACCGCATAATGGATGCGCGAAAGTTCTATTCCGACAAACACCGTTTTTCTCTGATGCTCTCAGGAACAAAAAAGCGTCATTACATGGGTGAGGATTACCCTATTCTTAACGAAGACGAAAAACAGGATTTCGACCATCACTATATCTACCACACGGCATGGGCGGCGCAGATACTCGCCAGAACCAAGCCACGCCGTCATGTCGATATAGGATCGTCTCTTTACTTCGCAGGGATAGTATCAGCCTTTATACCGATGGAACATTACGATTACCGGAAGCCCGATCTTACCCTTGATGGTCTTACCGTGGGTCATGCCGACCTGATGGCCCTACCTTTTCAGGACAACAGCGTCGAATCGTTGTCCTGTATGCATGTGGTTGAACATTGTGGGCTTGGCCGCTATGGAGACCCCCTCGACCCCGATGGAGATCTGAAAGCAATGGAGGAGCTTTCTCGGGTGCTCGCTCCTGGCGGCCAACTCCTTTTCGTTGCGCCGATAGGAATACCTGCAATATGGTTCAACGCTCATCGTGTGTATACCGAAGGTCAGATCATAGACGCTTTTGATGGGCTGTATCTGAAAATAGGTGCAGAGCCAACACCAGGGTGCGGATGCTTTTGCTTTGGAAAGGCGGCAGCATGAAGGCTCTGGTAATCGGGGCTACAGGGCAGGATGGTTCCTATCTTACCGAACTTCTCCTTTCCAAGGGCTACATTGTTCATGCGATGATTCGTCGGTCTTCCGTCATCAACACGGAGCGGATTGACCACCTTTACGATAATCCAAACCTTCACCGTCATTATGGTGACGTGGCCGACATGGGGTCCATGCTCGACCTCGTCTATAACGTGCAGCCGGACGAAATATACAACCTCGCTGCCATGTCGCACGTTCGCCTTTCCTTCGATATGCCGGAATATACAGGGGACGTAACCGGCCTTGGCGTCACTCGGTTACTTGAAGCGGTAAAAAGGTCGGGCATAAAGACTCGGGTCTACCAGGCCAGTTCATCAGAGCTTTTCGGGTGCCAACCTCCCACCCAAAGCGAGTTAACCCCCTTTATGCCCGCCTCACCATACGGGTGTGCTAAATTGTACGCTCATTGGATGGCAGTCAACTATCGCAAGGCCTATGGGATGCATGTGTCTTGTGGCATATTGTTCAACCATGAATCACCCAGGAGAGGCGAAGTCTTCGTGTCTCGTAAAATAGCGAAGGGATTAGCGGCCATAGTAAAAGGCGAACAGGACAAGTTGATACTCGGTAACCTCGATGCCTACCGCGATTGGGGGTATGCCCCCGATTTCGTCGAAATGATGTGGCGAATGATGCAAGAGGACAAGCCGGACGATTATGTGGTCGGAACGGGGGAAAGCCATTCCGTCTATGAATTTTTGACGACCGCGGCACACTACGTTGGAATAGATGGAAGGGACCTGGGGGCCTTGGTCGAAGTGGGAGATAAGAGGTATATACGCCCCATAGAAGTAGATCATCTCCGGGCAGATGCAAAGAAGGCCCGCGAAAGGCTCGGATGGGAGCCTAAAACTACCTTCAACGAACTCGTCAAGATCATGATTGATGCGGAGATGGCGTCATGAGGTGTAACATCGTTTACTGCGATCTTTTGCCGGCCGATGTCCATACCGATAGCTTGGTTTATAATACGTTCGCCTTTTCCCGTGAACCGCTGCCGGGTTTCGACGTATACGCCTATCTCAACGTGACGAGCTTTAAAAAGCGCGTCGAGGGGAAGTACAACGTTCTGATTCTCGAAGAGCCTTCAGTTGTTTTGCCTCAACAGTATGACCCCAGGGTGTGGCAATGGTTCGATCATATCTTTACGGCACACGATTATTTGTCCGATATGTACCCGGATAAGTTCACCTACATCTACACATGGCGCGGCGCGGACAACGTCACAATTACAGAGGACCTTGCCGAGAGGCAATCCCGGTATCCTCTCTACGGCAGAAAAAACGCTATTGTTATGGTGGCAGGGAATAAATCATCTCCTGTCCCTTCACAGATATACAGCATGAGAGCGGAGGCTGCAACGTGGTGGCACGAACATTCGTCCATGGACTTCAAGGTCTTCGGGACCCCCGCTTTCGACCTCCCCAATTATGAGGGGGCGGTAGCTCCGGGCCCTCTTCCTCGTCTCCGAAAGTTCGCGGAGTACCGTTACACATTTTGCACGGAGAATACAAACCATGACCTCTTCTCGAAAGGCTACCATCAAAAAATCCCCGACTGCCTTGAAGCACGCACCGTCCCGATCTACTACGGGTGCGCTAACATCGAAAAGTACGTACCAAAAAGCTGTTTCATCGACTTCCGGGACTACGGGAGTTACGAAGCCGTGGACACGTATATTAGGGGCCTTACGGAAGACGATTACCTTGCTTATGTCGCGGCGATAGACGATTTTGTCTGTTCGGGTGGCCTTCGCCCGTGGTCATTGCAAACAACCTACAAGGAAATAGCACACTGGTATGATCTCGCAATCCAAAGGCCTAAGGGGGTATCAATGGAAAGCACGAATAAAACGGTATGTATCGTATTCAGCAAGGACCGGGCCATGCAGTTGGACGGGTGTCTGAGAAGTCTATATCGGCACTGTGATGACGTTGACCGCATGGACGTGAAGGTTATATGGACTATTTCAAACACCAGGGCCTACGGTCAATATCGGATGCTTAGTAACGCTGCTTGGTTGACTGACACATCCGACTTCATCGAAGAGACCGACTTTCAGGCCGACCTTCTTGCCGCCATCAATGGCTACAAATACGTCATGTTCGTGACAGACGACACGATGTTTGTCCAAGACTTCACCGTATCGGGGGCAGTCTTGGCGTTAAAGCGTAGCTGCACTCTCGGCGTGTCTCTCAGGCTCGGCAGAAACGCCGTATACTGTTACATGCAGAATAAGGAGCAGAGGGTCCCCACAGGCAACATCTCTCCCTGGCTCGGTGGCGAAGGCGACTTCGGCTACCCCTTCGACCTCTCTTCTTCAATCTACCGGATCGCCGATCTTATGCCCCTTCTGGAGCAACCCGCATATAACTCACCGAACACTCTTGAGGCTTTCCTCGACTGGAGCAAGGGGCAGTTTGAGAACAAGCCGTATCTCTGGTACTATGATGAGTCGGTGGCATTTGCCAATCCCCTGAACAAAGTTCAGACGACCTTCACCGGCAACCGCTCCGGATCTGACCCTCGCTTCTCCGCTGAACATCTCGCCGACCTCTACGACAAAGGATATCGCATCGACGTATCTGAATTCGACGGCTTTGTTCCTGACGGCGTTCATCAGGAAGTGGACCTTGAGTTTGTGGGACCCGTTGGCGAACCTTACAAGGAAGAGAAGCCCATCGAAGTATCAATTCTCATGGTCAATTACGACGGGGGAGAAAATGTCAAGAAGGCACTTCAGTCCGTAGAACGGACGATAGGCGATCACTCTTGCCAAATCATCGTGTGGGACAACAACAGCACCGACGGGTCTAAGGACTTCTTGCGAAAAGCAGCAGAGATTTTCGTCGAAAATCCGTTTTCCTTGATTCAAATGACCGTTATTGAGTCGGACGAAAATATTGGCATGGCCGCCCGCGCAGAATTGATCCCCCTCGCCAAAGGACAATACATAGTCATCTGCGATAACGATATCATCTTTACGGACGGGTGGCTCGACAAGTGTCTCGCATGGGCCTCTGTAATCCCCAACCTCGGCATTATCGGACCTCGGACGAGCTATGCGTCGGGTCCGCAGATGATCGACGTTCCTGTGACCTATGGCGACGAGATAGAAGATATCGAGGCTTTCTCAAAAGCTTGGAGTGATGGATTCTTTACCGAGACCGAGCTTCCCCGAAAAGGTCAGCTTTGGCAGACGCCTCGCTTGGTGGGATTTTTTTTATTTATAACACCCGCTTGCATAGAGAAAATAGGAAATATCCGTAGATTCGGCAAGTTCGGATTCGAGGACGAAGATTATACGATACGAGCCTCCCTTGCGGGGCTTTTGGTGTTGATCGATAACGGCCTATACATTCACCACACGGGGGGACCCCAGGGACAGGGCAATACCGAATACAACCGCCTCATGATGGAAGCATGGGACAAATTCAAGGTTGTATGGGGACTTCCTCCCGATTTAAAGTATGGGGCTACTAACCATATCGATACGATCATGCGTACAACGGCGTTTGATGAAGAGCGCCATTATCTACCCATAGAAGGAGAATAATCATGGAAGGCAAAAAAGACGGAACGAAGTTCAGCCACACCGCGGCGACCAGCTCAAAGTCTGGCACGGCGCATAACCACACAAAATATGCCGATGCGGCAAAGACAAAGGTCCCTCACCGGGTCGGGAAGAAAAAAGGAAAGTAACCGATTGGTCGTCCTCGACAACTATTCGACCAAGAAGCATCGGTGTGAAACCTGTGCTTTGTCTGTCACGTTGTCTCAGTCTAAAAGAGGGCGGGCCCCTGAGTGTGATGATATTCCTCATGACTATTCTGTGTGGGAATACCCTCGTAGTTTGAATGGAATACAGGTTGATGTCCCTTTCGCCATTAGATCGTGCAGCGCATACAGGCGAAGGCAAAGGAAGAAGAAGGGAGGTCTATTATGGGCGTAATGCCGAACATAGGCGCGATAGGCGCTAAAAGAGATTACTCGAAAGGGGTCTTCATGTGGCACCCTGTTAAGGACGGCGCACGGCGTGTTGACACCGAAGAGAGTTACAAAGAAGCACAGCGAGAGGGCTGGACCGAAGCATATCGGCAGCAGGAATACCCCAAGATGATGCACCATGTCATCCCTGAGCTTTCCCGAGAGGCCAAGAGCGAAGAAGATGAACAGTCTCTCCTTGAACAGGGTTATGAATACTCCCCGGCGACATTCACGGAGAAGAAGGCGGTACAAGCCAAAATTGCACAAGCCAAGGCTGAGCTTAAGGAGCTTGAGAAGAAGGATCGGCTGTTGTCGGATGCGTCTGAAATGAAAAAGGCGGGGTAAAATGGTTGTTACGGCACTTTCCCTGATTCAAAAGGCGTGGAAAGATTGCGGGTTGCAGAAAATGGACCAATTGCCCCCGCAGAATGCCATTGCGGACGCTATCATCGACCTGAATATGCTCATCGATTCGTGGGGCATACAGAAGGGAATGGCGATGGCCGACATAACGGAATCTTTCACGCTCAAGGCAGGGAAATACCTCTATCAGATTGGCCCGACGGCTCTCACGGTAAATGGGGATTTTCAGACCGACAAACCGTGGGCAATCACTTCAGCCTACATTCAAGACCAGATGAATAATAGATATGACGTGGGGATTACCGATAAGGTGCTATGGCAGACCTACGAAGACGCGCTTATCACGAGTACCAGGCCGACTGAGCTTGTTTACGATCCCGGCCCCACGCAGCAGACCAACCAAGTTGGCACAGTCATCATGTATCCGATCCCTGATGCACTACTCACCTACACGCTTTTTCTCGTTCAGCAGAAGCCCTTTACGGAGTTTTCCGGGCAAAACGATCAGGTGCAGTTTCCATCAGCCTATTACCTCGCCCTTCGGTACAATCTTGCCATTATGCTATGGCCTCAGTATCGGGACGACGGCGCACCCGTGGCCAAATGGCTTGCGGGGCAGGCAAGCAAATGGCAGCGCAAGATTATAGCCATGAATGCGAAGGCGGGGATATCTCAAATTGAAATAGGAAGGAAGAAGGGGAAGAGCAGCTATGATATTTTCCAAGGCCCATATTCGGGCGGAGGGTAAATGCGCTTCGATCTGATTGGCCCAGGGTACGCCGGATTTAACTCCCAATGGGACGCATCCCGCAACGTGAACCTGTTCCCCGCCCATGGTGCGCAAGGGTCAAAGTCTGAATGGGTGCTTCTCGGGACCCCCGGTACGATCCTGCGGTTTAACGTGGGCGTCTCCCCCATCCGGGCGATGCATCCCTTCGGCAGCGCTCTTTATGTCATATCGGGCAATCAACTTTACAGCATATCGTCAGCGGGGGCGGTGACGGCGATACCGGGAGCGCAGATATCCACAATCGCCGGGAACGTCTTCATGAAAGACAACGCCCTGCAATCGTCAGGAACGGGCGGTAACCAACTAATGATTGTGGACGGGGCCAACGGTTACATTTGGAACCCCGCAACATCGACGTGGTCTACCATATCGGGGGGAGGATGGCCGGTTACCGCAACAGTAGGCCCAACGAGCCTGGAATACATGGATGGATATTTCGTCGTGGGAGTGACAAACTCTCAGGCTATCTATGCATCAAACCTTTACGACGGGACGACTTATACAGGTCTGGCGTTCGCTTACGCGCAGTCCGCATCCGATTCCGTGCAAGCCTTCGTCAATATGCAGGAACAGCTTTGCATTATTAAACAATACACAACGGAGTTCTGGTACGATACTGGAATAGCTCCGCAGGTGGGCCTTCCCTTTGCTCGGCAAACATCCGCCGTTATCGATTACGGCACGCCGGCTCCCGCATCGGTGTCGAGAGGGTCGGGCTCTATTTTTATGCTCGCCAACCGAAGATCGGGAGACAGTCCCAACTTCATCGGCGCGGTTCAGATATTGAATGATATCCCTACCGTGATAACACCTCCGGCCATCGTTAAGCAGATGGAGGCATGGGCACCGTGGAGTGATGTGGTAGCGTTCTGCTACGAGCAGGATGGTCATTCTTTCTGGCAAGTGACAAGCCCATCGGCAAACCAGACCTTTGTTTATGACGCATCGATAGGCGATCCTTCGATGGCATGGCACGAACGGTCAACCTACGTCGAAGGCTCTTTCTATTCGACTGGCAGACATGTGGCGAATTGCTACGCCTATTTTAACGGCATGCACCTTGTGGGTGACTGGTCAACAGGAAACATTTACGAGATGAGGGGAGATATCTATCAGGATAACGGCAGCCCTCTCATCGCAGTCAGGACATCGCAGATCATAGCCGACAAGAAGGGTGCCCTCAACTCTGTGAACCTCCGCCGGCTCATTCTCGACGTGCAAACAGGATATGGCGGCAATGTGGCCTTCTCGTGGTCCGACGACGGCGGGAATACATGGTCGGCAGATTATGTTCATTCAATGAGAGCGTCAGGGGATTTCAGAGGCGTTGACCCGTGGATGCCATTGGGACAGCATCCTTATGGTATGATCCCGAGAATAGCAATCAGTGACCCCGTGCCACGGATGATTGTGGGAGGATATCTCGAATGATCCAGCTCGACAACGCTCCTGATGGGTCAATCCCCCTTAATAATTCAAGATGGAAGGGATGGTTTACAAAACTTCAAGCCATGGTCAACGGGTGCTTCGGCCCCGGTCAGGTGTGGCAAAACATGACGAGTAGCAGGGCAGTGGGGCAGGCATATACCAATAATACTCTTCGGCCAATTATGGCGGAGGTAACTGTCGTTGAATCGGGATACACCTATTTTGTGGTGACTAAAAAAGTTAATGGAAATGAAGTGTCGCACGATACGATAGCTACTATAATAGGTGGTACGTACTATCATGCAGCAACTCTGGTAGTCCCTCCTGGGGCAACATATGAAATAACCGTTTCACAAGCAGCTTTATATGAATGGTGGGAACTATCATGATGACCCGCTCTTTGTGCCCGATTTGTTATAAGGAGATTCCCGCCGATGTCGCACTCGGCAACCAGGTCTACATGGTGAAGGTATGCCCCGACCACGGCCCCTTCACCGGGCTCGTGGAGAGGGACCCCCAGTGGTGGCTTTTGTGCCGCCGGTTGAAAAGCGGCCCTTTCTTCCCCGGCCATATCGTCGACGTGACGAGCCGGTGTAACCTGACATGCGCC